CAGCTGAACAAGCTGTGTAACTTCATACTCACGAGCAATGATGCCCAAAGAACTAGAAGTGTGGAACTTATAGTCAGCTACTGGATACAGCTCAGGTTCAAACTGCATGTAGCGGTAAGCGGCTTTCTGTACGAAGGGAATCAAGAAAGAATCTTGGAAGTTAATTAAGGTACGCTTGTGGCGCTTGATGATAGCACCTAGTGACATAGAGACACCAGCGGCAGTAGACTCGCCATTGATAGAACCTGCAATACCTGCGCTATCTATAGCACCTGTAGCTGTTTGTACCATAGTCTGTAGTGATTGCGCCTGTGCAAAGGTAATCTGGTTGACCTGACCAAAGTTAAAGGGCTGTAGAATCTCAGCAGGGTTGCCGTTAGTTAGGATGGTTTTTCCTGGCTGTATACTTGGTTTAGCGCCTCTAGGCATACGAGAAGCGTCCATAGCCATCATTGGGTGAATGGTTAGGGCAAGAGCATCAATTCTAGCTCGTAGTTCTGCGTCTAACGCCTTTTGACTGTTATACCCTTTCTCACATACTCCTCTGCCCCAAAAGCGGCTAGGAACGACATCCCAAGGGAATGAGACAACAGGACGATCCTGCATCATGTAGGGGTTCTTCTCAGCTTTGAGTAAAGTACCACCATTAGCAATAACAACCATTGCCTCAGTGTAGTAGCTTTCTTCTTCTTCACTTTCAAACTCTACTATCTCTTCCTCTGCGTCCTTGTCTTCCATAGCTTCTTTAAGCAAGTGCGTAGGAACAAGGCCATAGTATTTAGTCAGTCTAATCTTGTCTTCTGAAAAGCTAGTAAGGTCTTGATCAGGCTCTAGGTTAAAATCGCTAGTTGCTTCTGTAAGCGGTACGTCACGATACACACCCTTTTCTTGTAGTTGCTCAACCAAGTGGCTAGACACATACTCATCTACAGCACAACCTAGCGCAGAGTCAATGTCTGTAGCTACTGGATCAATTAGGAAGTTTTGTGGCATAACAGGACGTAGCTTAACACAAGTACGATCCTTGATGGTAACACCTACTGCTTGTAACTCACCACCCATAACAGGCTGAGAAGCAGGAGCCATTTCTTTTTCTTCTTCTATAACAACTTCTGCAATGCCTGTACCAAACACTGCTGCGTTGATTAGACACTCAGCTACGTTCTTACGCACTTTGTTCTTTGCAAAGTCTTCTTCCAAATAACTACGCAAGGCTGCAATGTCGGCAGGGTTCTGATCTCTGACATCATCTTTAATGTCAAACCACTTACCACGACCAAACGTAGCTTCCTCTAGTTCTGCAACTGAGGACTCCACAGCTTGCTGTAGTGCAGGAGAAATAATCTTAGATCGCTCTGACTGACGGGTCTGGTCTTGTGCTGACCAGTGACCACGCCATAGGCGATAGTATTCTTCAAATTTTTCGGAGTAGTTGGCTTCGTAATGATCTCGCCAGTTGTCACACTTGTCCATTACCCAACCTTCAATGTCCTGTTCCAGGGTAAAGTTGTCTGCGCCTTCTAGTTCCATAGTTAGTAACCTGCGTATTTATCTAAGAATTCGTAGTCCTCTTCTTCATAGTCATAAGCATAAGAGACTTTGGCTAACTGGTCTATATATGCTAAGGAGTCTATCAAGTCATCATGGACTAATGGATTAGGGAACTGAAACAACTCGTCTAGGAACTGAGTATTCCACTTGCCCTTGTTTAATGTAATATTGCCGTGTTCAAAGCGTCCTTGCAACGCCCACACGATTCTATCTGTCTTCTTCTTGTTACCGTGGGTTAATTCTTCTATTCGGAAGAAGCGTTGATTGCTCTTCATCTGGTCGTTCAAGTAGGGGGCAACAGCGTTTTTTAACGCTCCTTTTTCAATTCCAACCGCAACTGGTTTATAGTCTCGTACCGCTTGGAAGATACGTCTGGCGGTCTCTTCAACGCCCCAGCGCCCATGTATGATATTACTAACCCACCAACCAGAAGGCCCAGCCTTAACCACAGCAATGCTCGTCTGATCAAGTCTTTTAGTTTTGGTAGTGACTTTCTGTACGTCTGCAAAGCCTGCCAAATCGACAGCAATGTAATACTCACCATCTGTTGGCTCCTCCTCGCTAAACTTAACATCATCTTCTTTAAAGAGTTCACTACCGTGGGCCTCAAAACTTGCCATAAACTCCTGTCGGAATGAGAAGGCTGACATACTCTTCTCAGCAGCTTCAATTTCTTTAGGGTCTAGCAACGGGTTGTCAAAGCTAGTGTAATGATAACCTTTAAACGTGTCGTCTTCAGATACACTAGCATATTGGTATAAGTCATAGAAGTGGTTACGTCCCATTGGCGTACCAATGAACATCGCATCACCCTTCTGATCCGCAAGAGCAGGACGTAAGATTTGCTCCCACACCTCTGGCTTCATGTCAGCGTATTCGTCCATAACCAAGAACTTCAAGCTAACACCACGCATAGTCTCAGGTCTATCAGCACCCTTCAGCGTCAGCAGCGCACCGTTGATGAACTTAATCTGTAGGTTGTTGACATGGCTTGACGCTATAACGCTATGGCCTAGCTCCAGCAGCATCTGCCACATAATGTCCCTAGCCTGTCCCTGTGTAGGGGCAACGTAAAACACTTGACCTTTCTTGGCTGACAAGCAGTTAAGTATTAGCGACCAAGCGGCTAACCTACTCTTACCTGTACGTCTACCTGCCGCTATCACTTTAAAGCGTGTAGGGTCGTTGTAGACTTCTTGCTGCCACGGTAGTAGCTCAACCTTTAAATCAGTCAAGCTAGTACGTCCACATTACAGGAGACTCGTTAGTGTCCAAGCAGCGGATGTCAACATGCACAAAGCTAGAAGCAACTCCGATTCCTGAAAAGCCCATCGAGATAGCCTCTTGAACAATCCTAAACCGTTGTGTACCATCGTTAACTTTAATGTCTGCTGCAATGCCTTGGGCATGAGTTCCTGGTTTCTCCTTTTTTGCTTCTATGGGGTGGTCTTCAGAACGATAACCACTTGTAATAACAAAAGGGAACCCACAACGCGCACGTAACAAATCTAACTTCAGCAACAGCCTGTCACTAATCTCATTCTCGCCAGTGTATTGGCAAGCAAACTCTTCCCTAGTAAAATAATCTAAGTCTTCATTGATATTATACATCTGTGTATTCCCCTTCAATGGGTTCTTCATTACCGCTTATGACAGTGGTCTCGCCACCAACGCCAGTAATAGAGATGTTAATGGCGCTTTTGCCGCCACTAGCCTTATCCTTTTCAAAATAGCTGACAGGTAATAACCTATCCATACAAATCTTCCAAGCCGCTGCCTGGTTCTTATGCGCATCATCTAACGCTGCATTCATTATAGAATCTAACACCTTCTTACTCTTAGGCGATGCTAACATTCTTGCTTTATACTCGTTGATGATGGCTGCATCACCTTTAGGTCTACCAACGCCTCTGCGCTGTCCCTTGGTAACACTCTGCACCTTCGCCTTCTTAGGTCTTCCTATCTTCTTCTTCTCAGTCATAGAATTGCCTCTATAGAGATACTATGTAGACTGTATAGTCGCTAACGCTCTGTTGCTTTAAAGCACTAGAGACTTTAAAGCTTTAAAGCATTAAAGACATTGTAAGGCTAAGAATAATAATTATTTGATCTTAAATTCCTCTTTAACGTCTCTAATGCTTTAAAGCTTTAACGCTCTGTTGCTTTAAAGCTATATAACATTAACAACTTAAACACTCTTTAATGAACTATATAGCTAGTATAGCATATTTTTAAGCAGAAGTCAAGCATTATTTACTGTTATTGTTATAATAGTTACTAGGTTAACCCTCCCCAGTTCCTTTATAGGCGGATTCTGGTTAATAACAGCGTCTCCGCAGTGGCTTTTTTATTCCTTTATTATCAATTATTTAGCTATATAGCCTATAGCTATAAGCACCCCAGTTTTAATAGCCTATTATAGCCTATTTTGACTCTTTTTTGTATCTGGGCGGGTACAGTAACAATCCTGCGTCGCTGCGCCCCTCCCCCGCCCCTGTTTAGCACAGACTATAGCAAACTGTCAAGGCTAAAATGTGACCAGCAGAGCCTGGATAGTCATCCACAAGTTATCCACAGACTTATCCACAGGCTGGGGCGTGACTGTATAGACTGATCTGGTCACTGGAGTTTCTGTACAGTGAAGAGTGAGTATGCTAGTGGGTACTGTATAGACTACCATGACCAGGATAGCCAATGCGGTCACACTATGCTATTGACTCCCCAGTCTCTCTGTAGTATTCGCACGTGCGCGCGTTAATAGAAAGTAGCTATATCGTTTAGTTATATGCTTATGCTTTATTGATCTATGTAGACTGTT